TTTCTTCTCAGTCAAAGTTTTAGCACGTTCGATGCACTGTTTAAATTCATGTATCTTTGAAGCATCTTGAAGAGACTTTATGATGATTGAAATCATCTTAGTTTGTATCTTCAATTTCTTCGAGGACTTGTCTGCTGAAATAAGACGTTCCCCAGCATTAGCATTGTGATTAAACCACCAAAACATCTCACGAAAATAATCGTCATGAAATAGGGGAAGAAATTTACTTTCAGTATCCCCTATATGTCGAATATAAGGTTTAAGACCATCATACATGGATACTCCCTTTGTTGTACCGTATAGTGAAGTTGTTTCAAAGTAATGTAAATCAGTTCCATATTTTGCATCAAATTGTCGTTTGAGTTCATTGGAAGATGCTAACAGTGCTAGAAGTTTTCCACCAAGATAATTGTATCCGAATGGTTGGACTGGAACAATATTAAATCCCATTACAAATTCTTTATTGATTACTTCAAGAGGGAGCACCTCGTCAAAGTATTCGTTTCTAGGTTTAGAATTAATCGTAGGGGATCCAAATCTAATTACTCCAATTATTTTCTCCGTAGTATCTTCGGTAACAATCCATTTCAAAGTTCTTCCAGGAATTGCCTCTTCAATTGCATTTGATGCAGTTAGATTAAGAATTTCGGAATATAGATCTTGATTATACTTGGATTTTGGTTTTGAACTAGTATCAACTTGATGAATAGAAAACCTCATTTCATTGGGTAAGATGTTAAAATTGGAAAAAATTTCATCCTCAGGTCCAAATAATTTACCAGGAGAATTCATTAGTCTACTAGTTTTTACAAATCGCATGTAATCATCAATACGATTAAACTTAGAATAATATTCTATAAATTGATCTGCCGCCCATATGGCGTTTTCAGGAGATAACATTTAATAATTTATGTTTCTAGACTCATAACAAAATGTCACATCATCATTAGTCACTAAAGTCACAATATACTGCTTTTCATATTCTAGCAGATCTTTTGGGGTATCAATCATATTAGTGTCCAAAGGAACTGTTTCTGACCATCGTCCATTCTTATTTGGTCTGAAATGAAGATTGATATTTAAATGATTATATTTTTTATTAGTTGGTACATAAATTTTATAATCATCTCCTTTATTTTCAGTAAGCGCCGCAAGAGCAAAGTTTTCTTCTTGAGTTACCAATATAGTTTTGCAGGATTCCCAAAATATACTTTCAAAATCAGAATAATTTTTCAAATACTTATCTGAGTTGTCCATGATCATTCTACCAATAAATTGTGGGGAAAGACAATGATCATGTACGACCTTTTTTCCATTCAGTTTATTGGTTAATGCATTTTCACTTATGAGACCTGAAAAATTTGAAAGTCCACAATCAAAAACATTAATGTAATATATTCTTGTAATTGGGCGATAGAACTCAGGAATACCCCAATTCTCAATATTTGCACTCAATGCATTAAAGGAAGTTTTGCAATATGCTTTCCAATCTTTTTTAATTTTAGGTTTAGATTTAGATTTAATTTTCATTTAAATTCACACTCAAACTCACATTTTAGAAAAATACAAACCCTAACGAAATTCGCATTCGCACATAATTTCAGTTAATGCTGCTAGAAGATTAATTTCTTGGTCAGCCACAAACGCACATTGGTATTGATACTTAGCAACAACAAGAACGGCAGCAGGGATAGAGGCGGGTAGAAGGCAGTTATAACAGGCGTCATAAATCCTGCGAAGTAAACTAGAAGGATCGTTGTCCAAGTTGGAGACCACCCACTTTCGCACTTCTGTGAATTTTTTATCTTTGAGGCATTTAATGAGATCATCTGTGTTTACCTCGGAAAATTCAGCAAGTATTCCAGAATCAATACGTCCACTAGAAGAATACCTTTGACATTCATTCAGAACACGTCTCCAATCTGGAAAATATTTATTAATTAATTCAATAATTACTTTTTCATCAAACTCAATATTTTCTTTTTGCAGAATTTCTTTAAGTCGATTAAAAAATTGAGAAGCAATTAGCGGTTTAGTTTTCCCTTTGATGGAAAATTCCACACAGGAACAACGGGAATGTAGCGGTTGAATGATTTTGTTTTTATAGTTGCAGGTGAAGATGAATCTGCAATTGCTACTAAATTCCTCAGTAAACGCCCTAAGTAGGAGTTGTACATCGTGGGTTGTGTTATCTGCCTCATCAATGATGATGACTTTGTGTTTAGAAGTTGAGAGAATCGATAAGGTCGAAGCGAAATTCTTCGCATGGTTTCGGACAGTATCGAGGAATCTACCCTCGTCGGATCCATTGATGACATAAAAATCTGCTCCTAATTCATTGCATAATGCCTTTGCTACTGTAGTCTTACCGATACCAGGAGGACCAGCAAGAAGTAAGTTTGGGATTTCTCCCTTATCTATAAATTCTTTAAATGTTTGTTTGATATTTTCAGTAAGAATACACTCTTCAATTTTTTTGGGTCGATACCTTTCAACCCAAAGAAATTCATCACGACTCATAATGTTTGTACCCACTCAGGTTTTCGTTGCGGCATACGAAGATAATTAGATGCAACCCAAGGTTTGGATGCGATATACATCTTGTAAGCAGTAAAAGTGTCAATGCTTGTGTCAAGTTTATACTCATCTGGCATAGCACGGGCAAATGGTGTTATTTCAGTGATCTTCCCTTTAGGGAAAAGATAATATGCTTCCAACAAAGTATTGTAACATGAATGAATTTTGTTGTAACGAATATTATATTCATCACACAAGTTCATACCATGTTTAATCAACCAATAAGCATTGTGGATACTATCCATTGCCCATTTGGTGCAGGGATGATTACGAAACGCACCCTTTTCAGTTCTGTAGGGAGTGCCGTCAGTTTTAGGCAGAGTGCCGTAGTTATGACCCCACTTGTCAGAGGCAACAATGGAAAGCATTTGGCAGCACTCCAGGGGCATCTTGACGATATGTTTATCGGGGAGACAGACAGCACTTTCGGCAGGCCAAGGTGAGGTTGCAAAGATGTTCATTCTTCAAAGTAGGAATCGGGTTCCAGTGCGATAAAGTACACCAGATTATAGTCCGTATTAGTGAACTTGGAAATACCTTGTTTAGAAATCACAACATCGTATTTTCCAGAAATAATTTTAATGTTTTCTACCTTGTAATTCATCGCAAACACTTTATCAGTATTACCCACATCAATTGAATATTCATTAGATGTAGAATTTTCTTTATCCCTTACAATCAACTTAATCGTTTCTCCATTGCCAGATGCACAAAGATCTGGTACTTGGTAGACAGAAGATGCTTTAAGAAGTTGATTGAGTTTGGAAGAACCAAGTTGAAAACAAATATCCTGACTGGGAAGTTGCATGTTTTTGTCAGGAGGACTAACAATCACACTGGGATTGGAATAATAATATTTGGTTTTATTGTTATTTGTATCTTTGATAAGAACATAAGAATCGTTTGAGAAATCAAGTTCTGCATCTGGATGAAGAGACAGTCCATTTAGAAATTGACTAAGTTCATAGATACCAAACTCTTTAGGAAGTTCTTCATCAATATCTGCTTCTGCAAGAATGTTCTTCATCACCGACATGGTACGAATCTTATTACCCTTACGAAAAAGAAGTGATTGGTTAATAGAAGAAAAGTTCTTGAGAATAGTAAGGGTTTTGTCAGAAAATTTCATAGGTGGTTTTAGTTTCATAATCAACGAAATTCAGTAAGACCATTATTCTGACGAGAATAATGTCCATCAAAATGAAGAAGAAGCATCGCATAATGAATCACTTTAAGGAGATCGCGTTTGTTACGACCATCCTTATCACCATAGCGACTACCATACTTCAGGATGTTTGCCTGACAGAAATGTGCGGCAAGGTCTTTTGCTGCCATCAGGTCAATCGTTTGCGTGTCTCTATATGCCTGATTGTGACCGCAATAATGACTACCATAGGTGCTAGTCACATAGTCCTGAATATCTTTTAGGATTTTATCTTCATCGTATTTCCAAAGATGATTCTTAGTTTCGTTCATTTGGGGATTGTTAATCAAAAATTCAAGGTCGCTGTGTCCCCATGGACGCATACCATCGTCAACGGGGGTTTTTTCAAGATTTAGGGATTCAGTCATGGTAATAGTAAAAGTTGATTCAATCATAAAAATGGGAAGGCATAATTACCTTCCCCAATCATATCAGATATCTTGTTGCGTGTCAACTGTAGCATCAAATGCCGCATACAATTGAAGAAATGCTTGTTTGGTTTCATCGTCAAACCGATTAACACAAACTTGAACTGCCTTCATACGATCATTAAAGATGCTGTAGGCACGAATAATGTGAGTAAGACGACGGGTAGAAATAATTTCGTCAACACCACCATCATAGAAGGTTTTACGAATACTATCCGCCCAATCTGCGAGTCGCTGACAGAATTCAGAGTCTTCAATTTCCAAAGACAATGCAATCTTGTTCAAAATTTTAACTTCAGTTTGAGAAGTCGGATAATCTTGTTCAAAGGTTACACAGAAACGCTCAAGGAATGCTTCGTTAAGAACATTGGTGCCGATAAAACGACCATCATCACTACCTTTACCTTTAGTATTGGCAGTGGCAATAACGTTAAATCCAGAAGTAGGTTTTACAAAACGACCAATCTTCTTAAGGAAGACGCCTTTACCTTCAAGGATAGACTGGAGACACAGGATCTTGTTGGAAGCAAGGTCAACTTCATCGAGAAGAAGTACAGCACCACGCTCAAGTGCTTCAACCACAGGACCGTTGTGCCATACGGTTTCACCATTCACTAGACGGAAACCACCAATCAAATCATCCTCGTCAGTTTCAATTGTGATGTTGACACGAATCAATTCCCGACCAAGTTGAGCACATGCCTGTTCCACCGAGAACGTTTTACCGTTACCAGACAGACCCGTAATAAACGTCGGATAAAAAAGACGGGACTGAATAATGCTTTTAATATCTTTAAAGTTACCAAACTGGACGAAGGTATCATCTTTATCAGGAATGAGATTTTGTTCAGCAGCAGGAAGAACAGCGGGTGCTTGGTAAGAACGTTCAATTTGTTCCACTTTTTGTTGAGTTACTTCAAGATTCCATTTACCATGACCCACCTTAAAGTTTTCAAGACGGCGAGTTACAGTAGGATAAGAAATGTCATTCATAGCGCAGTATGCCCTGATGTCAGCAGAAGTCAATTTGCTGCCATAAGAGGACTTGAGTTCATTAATAATTTTGTCGTCAGCCATAATAAGTTTGCGAGGCATTGGTTAGGTGAGTTGTCTCAACAGATGAATAATACATGAAAAAGGGGGGGTAGTAAACCCCCCAGTAGACAGTTTGAAAAGTGGTCCTTGCGTAAAAAATTAATCAGACTCGCCAACTCTTGGTCTGTAAGGATTTTCATATTCACGTTTTACTGGTTTTGGTTTTGGTTTATTTGCATTTGCTGCTCTCTGTGCAGCTTCTGCATATTTCTGTTCAGGTGTTCCCATTAAAGAGGATGCGCCAAATTCCTGTTTAATTTTATTTTTTACAAATTTTAAAGCAGGATTCATCTTAGGTGGTAACTTGATTTTAGTCAATTGACTTCCACCAGTTTTAATCACATTTTTAATTACCCCAGCAGCAAGTTTAGCAAAAGCACTTTCATCCAAAGAATCCATCATGATTAAAGCATCCTCATAGTTTTTAACGTAACCTTCAGATAATAGCATGTCTGCAACCAAATCAAAAGTATCTACAGATTCTCCTGCAAGTTTTGTATTATATTTTTTACCTTGGAACTCAAATTCTTTTGCTCCACCAGTTCTTGCTTTCTTAAAAGCAACATCAAAGTCACCAGCAATGCTGCCAGTTCCAACAATCTTAGGGCCAACTTTTAAACGATTTCTAATTCTACCATCCGAATCCATCGTGTTGTATTTGTTGACGCTGGATTCTGGCTTTGGCTTTTTTTCAGTATCTTTTACTAGTGGGGCAACAGCACCAGCAGCAACAACTCCAGCAGCAGCACCAGCAATCGCTCTTCTAGCAGCATCCATTGCACTTGCACCATCTGTCATTTTGGAAACTTTTGGCGATACTCCAGATCCAGGAGCAGACTGAGCAGCAAGTCTTTGGATTCTAGCATCACCACCAGAGCCTGTAGCTCTGAACGGCATTCCAGCGTCTGTAGGAGTGCGTCTAGGAGCTGTTGGTTCAGGTGCTACTGGAGATCTTCCTGCAGGCAATGCGGGTCTAGAAAGAGAAGTGTCAATTTTCTTTTTTAACTGCATTATTGCATATTTACCAGGAAGTTCTGGTTGTGCTGCTGGTCTTGCAGCTCTTGCAGCTCTAATTGATGTTGATGCTGCTGCACCTTTCACAACAGTCTCTGGTTTTTTACCAAGTGCAGTTAATGGTTTTAGACCTGCCTTTAATCTCCCCCCAGAACTTAAAGCATTAATAATTGCTCTAAGTGCTGCTACTTTATTTTCCCCAAGATATTCTACAGACTCGTTCAAGGATTGAAGATCATCTATTCCATAGCATTCCAAGATTTCATTCACAAATTCTTCAACTAAATCTTGAGCAACAAGCAGTTCTGCAAATTCTTCACACTCATCAAGAGTATCAAAATAGTTTTCAAGAATACAGAATTCCAAAACTGAATCATATAAATCTTGACAATCAATTTCTGATGGTGTATAGACTTCAGAATATGCTTCAGTTAAATATTTAATCTGTTTAGAGTCCATAATTGAGTGTAGTCTTTATGTATTATTTATGCTATGCAACCAATTTTACAAACTCATTCAGAAACCTCTTGTTCATTTTTTTAGAGTTCAAGGACTTTTTAAAAGCATTACGAATAGTAGATTTTGATGCATCCTCATCAACCTGAAAAGCAACTTCATTTGACAATGCAGTAGAAGACATTCCAAAATAACTATGATAACCAGAATCAGTAATTGCAATACTACGTTCTTTTTTCCATTGATTCATAACTTCTTGGAAATTTTTAGAAGAAGTATTGTTACGAATAAAATTAGTTGCATCTCTGGTGCCAATTACACGAATGCCAATAAAGTTAACTTCATTAAAAGAATCTTTTAGATCACAAAGAAGAGTTTTAGTATATCCAACATAACCATGATTGTTAATTTTGTAAGTCATGCCAGTCTTACGATTGCGAAGAAAGCAATTATTACCAGTTCGGTTCAAACCAAGATGAGGTTCAGACTCCCAATTGTGCTTAATCGATCTGTTAAACGGAAGTGGTCCTGCCTCACCATCAGTTAGAATCACACAGTGAACTTTTTGAAGTTTATTCTCGTTGTTAAATTGAGGAATAATCTGATGAAGAGAAATCAGACTTTCATTCAAAGGAGTTCCTGACAAAGAAAGTCTAGCAGGATAAGTAAAAGGACAGTTATAATGATTGAATGAATGAGCAATTCTGAAGATATTACGCATCTGTTCATCAGTTTTTTTGTTATTAACTTTACTGGTAAAAATGTTCATCAAAGAAAATTCTCGATCAATATGAACAAGATTTTCTTTCTTATCATAATTATCTTGAGGAATAATTGGTTTCTTATTAGAATCATATTGAAAACCATTCCATTCATTAGTAAATGCATAAACTTCAAACGGAATATTAACCTTGCGGCAGAACCAAATAATATTATAAAGTTGCTTTAGAGTATCAAGAAGAATGTGAGACATTGATCCAGACCAATCAAGAATAAAGATAAGTCCATGATTTTTACCATCAGCAAATGTCGTTACCTTCCTAAAAAGATCTTCATTATACTTGTAAGTATGAAGTTTGCTACAATCTAGAACTCCAGTACGTGATACAGAAGCACGAGCATAGGAATCTGCTGCCTTACGACATTCAAATTCTTTCACCAGATAATTAACTTCTTTCTGAGCATCTTTTTTAAATTTGTTGTAAAGATTATCACAGTATTCAAATACTTGTAAGGAATGATATTCGCACTGAATATTTGTATTCCAAAAATTTTGAATGCAGTTATGAACATCATTATTCTTACCAATCACCCTGTCCAATTTAAGTTTAGGCAGTTCCACATATACGTTTTCATGCCCCTCCATGTTTACCAACTCTTGAATAGCGTCATTAAAAGAATCCAGAGTTTTAACTTCAGGTTCAGAATTAACTTTTTCATCTTCATCAACTTGTTGAGAATTAGTCCCCCCATAAGAAACATTCTCTTCAGAATCTTTAGATTCAGATTCATCATCATTTGCAATTTGTTCTTGCTGTTCCTGTTCAGAAGAATCGATTTGATTATTAGAAGCACCAGTATTAGAAGATTGAACAAAAATTTCTACTTGTTCTTGCTGCTTTTGTTCTTCTTTACAATACTCATAAAGTTTTACAGCAGCATTCAAAGCATCATCAAAAGTTTCTGCATCAGCAATCAGATTAGCAATCTCCGTTTCTTCCCCACGATCAATGGGAATAGACATATAACTACCAACCTTAAACCACAGATTTACCCTATCTGCAAGATTGAAGGTATTCAGATCTTTGTCATTGATAGAAAAGAAATCATCTTCAACAAGTTCTTTGTAACCATTGTAAAAGATTTTATTCAATCCATTATAACGACGCTTCATCAATTTTTCAATGCGAGCATCCTCCACAACATTTACAAATTGAGGAGGAACTTTGATTTGCTCTGTCCAGTCCTTATCAGGAGTATAGAGAGCGTGTCCAACCTCATGACTTACCAACATGTCATAAACAGTCTCAGATGCTTTTTCCCACATGGGAAGAGTAAGCACTCGCGTATGGACGTTAAACTGCGCTGTACTGCACTGTTTGTGCTCAACCACAAGGTCTTCAGTAGCAAGCAGTTTAGCAAGTTGGGACTTGATTTCGTGATTAACAGGCATGGTGTTTGTTTGAACTGAACTTATAATACGAAAAAGACCCCCCGTTGTGAGAGGTCTTGTGACACTTGTTTAACTGTCTAAGCAAGGCACTGCGTCTTGCCTTTGCTTGACGGAGTGCTTGTGGTCTAAGTTTCCGCTTTTGTTCTTTTTTACTATGGTGTTGCCAGTTGGGAGTAGTCATTGATCGTGTCCAGAACGTTAATGGTTGGAAACCATCCAATACTAGTTAGGATTGTAGTGTCTGCCGCATTATCCTGTCTCTCTCCTGGAGTCAGTTCTTTAACTGGCAGGTGCCCCATCCCCATCTTCTCAGCAAGGTCTTTAACATAAACAGACTTACCAGATCCAACAGACACTGGTCCACAAACTTTACTACTAGCAAGATAACGAATTGCTCGACATACATCCTTAACATGAATCCAATCCCTTTTATGATTGGTGACATAAGTTGCAGTTTTATCTTCAAGCATCCTATACATCATATCTAGACGACTATCTGGGCCATAAACAGTGGTAAATCTCATCCCAACAGAATTAGGTGGTGCCATCTGTTCGTTAATCCACTTTGTCATAGCATAGGGATTTTCCCAATAATCTTCTTCTACAGCACTGGAAGAAGCGTATAAAAGTCTAGTATTTGTCTGCCTACACCAGTCAAATATTTTTTTAGACTTTACAACATTATTTTCATAAAACTTCTGTGGATTCTCCAAACTTTCTCTAATATTTGCAAATGCTGCTAAATGAATAATCAAGTCATAATCATCACCAACAAAATTATCAATGTCATAAGGAAAGTCCATTCCCACAACTA